GTTAAAACCCCCCCCCCCAGTGATTTCTGATCACTGGCTATTGACTTTACGCCAATAGAGCCACGTCTTTGGCTGGGGTGCCCCAATAGACAAACCAAAGTCCTAGCAAAGCTAAGCTAAGGCCTGCCGCGCTATGGAAACCTATATTTATATAGGCAATGCGGGTTACTATATATAATAACCAACATAACATTGTTATAAAGATTTTAGATAATGAAAAAGAATAATAAAGCAGATAAATCTGCCAATCGTTCGTCTTCAAATCTTCAATCTCGATTTGTCAAATCGTCTAACAAGGTTTTACCGATCGAGATTCAGTCACAAATCGACAGTGCTATTAGTGTTATAAATAACATTAACAGTAAGGTCGTTGAGGAGAGTCTGACAGAAGAAGAGCTTAGCTCTTTTATGTTAGACATCAAAGCCTCGCAACAGAAAATGCTGAAATTGAACAGCATGGTCTCATCATTGAGAAAGAGTGTAGCAAAATCTTTGATCAATCAAAGACGAGCATCACCTAAATCGATGAAGAGATCCCTAAACCTACCTCAAGGAGCAACCTGCACCATAAATGGTGTGAGTTACTCTATTGAAGAGGGTGGGTTTCTGTCTGTTTGTGACAAAACTAAGGAGGGATTAAATGAAACCAAAGAAATGGAGTAGAAAGAAAAGAATTAATTCTCGACTTGCTAACCCATACTTGGTTCAATTAAACCTTCCACCACTAAATCAATCTTATCTTACACTTAAGTGTGAGAAGAGATTGAGATGGCTTCGGTATTTCCGACAAGGATCTGTTAACAGATTCCTTATCAGACTTGCCCGTTTCAACAAAATCCTATACGGTATTGATCCTGATGACACTGTCTCCTTTCTTAAAGCATATATCTTATTTTACGAAAAGAGTGTGTATGACAAAGGCCAAGCCTATACTGTAAAGTTCTTAAAGAACTTATATAGTCAGTGCTTGCGCTTTTGTGCAAACCACAAATTCGATAAATTCGAATATACTACTATTAACAAAAGCGGATTACCAATATTGGTAGATCCACTTTTGAAATATATGAAAGGAGAAATCAAGGAGAGGCAAGGATCCCTAGGACTATTGCAGTTGTATAAACTAGCAATGGTCGAAGGTGACCCACCTCCGATTGAAAGTATCATAAAGGAAAATTCTGATTCATTACCAACTGAAAAGATTGGGGATTACTTAAGAAGAGCCTCTATTAATAGAGGGTTTTCTAAGTCGTTCACAAACAAATTAGTTGGGTGTTTCAGACAAACCGTATTCGCAATGTTTCCAAAGAAACATCTGAATACTCGTATTCATAAAGTCAAGTCTGAAAGTGATGTTTACATCTCTTCAAGACGAGGACCAAACGGGGTCTCAATTATTTCAGCTCCAATTGATTGGATTGCGATAAAAGATACACCGATTATGAAGAACATATTTAAATGGAGTTGGTTAACTAAGGATAAATCCTTACGTAGACTACTCTACTTATTTAAATGTGGTCGTAACGAGATTAAAGAGAAATTACGAGAGCCTAATACTTCCAGACTCTCTATTAAAATAGAGAGTGGTGGAAAGACTAGACTTTTCGCAATTGGTGATTGGTTCACTCAAGCTACACTAACCGGTTTCCATCGCTATCTCTTCAATACCTTGAAGGGTATTTGGGGAGATGGCACTTTTGGACATACCGAGTTAGCTCAGAAGATAGGGCAGTGGACTAAGGATGAGTCTTCTATTCAACAAGGAATTTATTCCGTTGATTTGACGACTGCAACCGATCGTCTACCATCATATTTTCAGAGAGAGATTGTTGAAGCAATCATAGGAAAAGACCTTTCTACCATTTGGTATAACCTAATGGTGGATAGAGACTTTTCCTCTCCTTATAATTCAGATGTTAGATACGCTGTGGGGCAACCCATGGGTTTCTATAGTTCTTGGGCAATGTTAGCAATTACCCATCATGTTGTCTTACGAACAATTCTAAGAATGCTCGGAAAGCGACAGGATAAGGATAAAATTTGCTACGGTATCATTGGTGATGATGTTGCGATGTTAGGGGAGGACGTGAGTGATCTTTACCATATTATAATGGAAGAGATTCTCCAAGTCCCAATTAGCAGAACAAAAGGTTACTCAAAAGAAACCTTGAGCAATGCTAACCCACTACCACACAACACCAAATCTAATGTTGCCGAGATCGCCAAGAGAGTTTTCCTAGATGGTGCGGAAATAACTCCAATATCACCAGAAACTGCAAAAGCAGGTTTGGAATATGAGAGTGACTTCCCATCACTTCTAGATGAACTCGTAGCTAGAGGAACCATTGTTACCTCAGACGTAACTACCCCGATAGCTCTTTCTAAACTTTGCTTCGAAGCAAAGCGTTCCTTAGAGTTAGCAACTTTTCCTATCTTACCAGCCATTGTGTACAATAATGTACAACAGGTTAGGGAAGAGGCAAAGAATCACGACGAGCTTAGAGAATTAATTTGGTTCAAGGATGATCGGTATACCGATCAAGTTCTCGAACTAATGTTTTCTCAACAGCTTCGCGGTGAGCTAATTCCACAAATCCGAAGTTCAGTGGATGATATACTTAAGTATAACACTCACCAGACCAAGGATTTTCAGAACAAGAGCTACCTTTACGACTCCACAAGTTTTAAATATTTGATAAGACTTATTAATAAGTCCTTAACAAATAAATTGAAACTTGTCGAAACTGTAAAACTCTTTGAGAGGGGGGATACTAAGTCTGTTGACTTACGAGACTTACTTTCTAATCTTCATGTTGCCTTCGATGTCACCCTAGCATTTAATGATCAAAGATCGTTAAATTCTATGGACAAGAAGAAGAAAACAAACAGATTAATAAGTAAGTTAGTAAGGGGAATTGTTAAAACAACAACGCCACCAACTATAAATCAATCGAGTCTTAGCCCAGAGATAGCAGAACTGATTTCTAAATCAGTCCTACTTTCTCCGCCGAGATCAGAATCTGATGGTGAGTTCGTGGTAACACGAGTTACACCTGAGATTCTAGAAATCGATTGGTCCCGCTACATGTAGTTTCTACAGAGTGGGTGAAGCTCTCACTTTTGGAGTTTCTGTAAACAGAAAACCTCATACGTGAGGGGAGCCGCCATGGTTGTTAGCCATGTCTCGACATAAATGTCGGGGGGGGAGG